TTTCTTGGTATTGGGTTTGTATTACTAATTTTTTCATTTAATCACTCCTTAATTTGATTTGATATAGATATTATAACAGGTCTTTGACCATTTGTACAGTGTTTTTTGCAATTAATTTGCAATTAATTCTTTGCCTTCTAAAAGAGAACCAAAAGGTTGTGCCTTAACGCTCTTAACATAAGCTCTATTGTCCCACTTTTTCTTCTGAGTTTCGACAATGTGTTCTGCTAAATCTACGGCATTCTTATCGCTATCTGCGTATATGTAGAATTCCATAGTCATTGAATATCTATCGATTGACATTACGCTACCTCCAAAAGAGATAGCGGACAGTTCCAAAGTTTGCCGTCGATTTCGACTACAGCTTTCGTCCTTTTAATTTTAGTAACAACTCCTTGTTCAGAGCCTGACCTAGAGTTAACTATGACTTTAGAACCGATATTGATAGAACTTTTAATATCATGTGCGGTCATTAGCCTAAGTTGCTTTTGTTTAATTTTGATTAACGCTATTACCTCGTTCATTTCTTCTAATGATGAGATGCCTTTTATTGCGTTTGATATAGATTTTTTCATTTATTCACTCCTTAATTTGAATTTGATATAGTAATTATACCAGGTCTTTAGCCATTTGTACAGTGTTTTCTGCAAATAATTGCATGTTTTTTGCAATTAATTATAGGAATTAAATGGAAAGTAATTATAGTATAACTTTTCTTCTTGAGCATGAGCCTTACGTTCCCATGGTTGATTCTCGTATGCACATTCACTAAAGTTACGACCTTTGTACATAAATGTATCTGTTAAATCGCCTCGTATGAATTGTTCAGCATGTATCATTTCATGAGCCAAAGTTTTCATTTGGTCTTCAAAAGAGAGTTGTTTTGATATGTTGATTTTAGCGTATGTTTTATCACCAATGCAATCGCCATCGGCAGTACCTTTTTGAACCCATTTTCTAAAAGTAATGAATATTACCTTTGAATGAAGACGGTTAATCTTTAGGTGTTTTTGCAGTCTATCTAGGTATAAATGTACAGTAGGAACATCTTTCTTTTTTACACCTGTTAATGCTATAATTGCCATAATATATGCCTTAAATGAGTTTTAATGGTATTTCAATTTCATGGGTGTTACCCCAATTCTTTACACCGTGTCCTTCTAAGCCAGGCCTTACCTGGATTTTATCTAGGTGGATAGGTAACCACCATCAGGTTTCTCGTTTTCCGTATTATCCCAATTCACTCCTTAAATTTCAAATACTTCATTGTTTCTATTTGTTATAACCTCAATACCATATATCACGTCTTAATTGATTTTAAGTAAGTTATAACCAAGATTTTCGTAGAGTTTCACAACAACCAACCAACTACAACTCTTCCTCGATTCCTGTATATGTGTATATTATACTATACTATTTATAGTTTGTACAGTGTTTTCTGCAGATTCTTTATACTTTTTTGTTATAAGGATATAATATCTAGGTTATTCATCACATTTAGGTTATTAGCAACGGCAATTGTGACCCATGTATTAGGTATGATTATATGTTCTGGTTCATGAGTATGCAGTATAAGACTGCCCCATATTAATTTAAAAAGTATTAATCTATCTAAATGAGGGTCTTTTCCTACAATAGGATTTAGTTCGTATATATTTGGATGCTTTAATCCTCGATTAGTAGTCCATACATCGAGTGCATTAATGGCCCAAAAATAGTATACGTCTTTTTTATAATCTCTATGTGTAAATTGTAATCTGTTCAGATTTACCTTTGACTGTAATTGTATCGACTTCAGTGAAGCTTCGTCCTTTACACTCTTCAGCAGTGAACTGTGATAACAGCACTCGAACCCCATCGTAATTTCTTGTTTGGCCTTCGAGTCGAGCTGCCAAGTTGACGGCGTCTCCAATAACGGAATAGTCAAATCGAGATTCTGACCCCATGTTTCCAACGATGCAGTCGCCGGTGTTGATACCAATACCAACGTCAATACGAGGTAAACCTTTTTCTTCCAATTCTGCAATAAGTACATCTGCTGCTTCCGTTATTTCATATGCTGTTTTTACAGCCATATCCGCATGATTATTAGATGGCAATGGAGCATTCCAAAAAGCCATTATACAATCACCCATATATTTGTCAACTGTTCCACCATTCTTTAATATTATTTTTGTCATGGTGTCTAAATAGTTATTTATAATTTCTACTAACCCCTCTGGGTCATCGTTATTTTTATAATGTTCTGATATTGGAGTAAACCCTACGATGTCCATAAACAGAAACGACATCTCTTTTCTCTCTCCACCTAATCGTAATAACGATGGGTCTTTCTGTAATAACATCACTTGCCTTGGGTCTAAATAAGTTTCAAATTGTTTCTTAATTTGTTGTCGTAATACAAATTGTTTATAGAAATTATTAAAGCCCGCTGAAGTGAAGGAAAGTATATATAATATTAGATGGAACGTAAGGTCGAGGAGTATGTAAGATTTATTCCAAATATAAAGTACAGAAAAGATTGTCCCTCCGCAGAGAACCAGAAAGGTTAGCAAAGAAACCCAAATCGGTAAACGATATACCACAAGAATCAGAACAAACACAAGAAGAGTTCCTACAAGAATTTCTAAAGGAGTTGCGTATTGAGGCCGAGAAATCGGCTTATCAGACAGAATCGTCTGTAACGCTGAAGCTTGTAACTGATGAGGATATTTCAATCCGCCAGGAGTAGCAACTTGTTGAGATAAACCTCTGGCCGTTACTCCAACAATAACTGTCCTACCTTTAAAATCTTCATAATCATTTAAGTTATTTACATATTCTACTTCTTCAAATTTCGTATTCCATTTTAACCAAATAGAACCATCACTATCTGTAGAGATATTAAATGGTCTTAATACGATACTTTCAATTCCGCTTTCATTTGATTTAATAGTATAAGATTGCTTTTCGTTTAAAACACGAGTTGTTTCTAAAGCAAATGATGGATATAATTGTCCATTGACATTAGATATAAGTGGTATTCTTCTTGTAATACTATCAACTTCTGGCGCGCCGTTAGATAATCCATGTCCCCATGCACCTGCTTCTATCTCAGGTATATTAGTAACTAATCCTTTATATTGGTAAATGAAATCTAAAGGGTCTGATGTTCCAAAGGTTGCATATCCTACATAAGGTGCAGATTCGCTTCTACCATATTCATCAGCTGTTTGTGTTAGAATAATTCCATTGTCTTTTACCCAACTGGCAAATACTTCATCTCCACCAAACCTATCTGCTTCTGGAAACATAATAGTAAACCCAATCATACCTGCATTTTTATTTCTTAAATCAGCTATCATTTGAGCATAGTGATGTCGGGGCCAAGGGAATTGTCCTAATTCAGCTAAGGAATCCTCGCCTATATTAAGTAAAACTATTTCTTGTGATTTTTCTTCTGGAAGTGTTTTGATTAAAGCGTCGAATGTATTTAATCGTGTTTGTTCTAATAATGATGGGTCTATAATTCTCATTAAAATTAATAATGAAGCTAATGCAAAGGTTGACCATATTGAAGTAATATATTTCATACGTATAAATCTATGTATAAACCCTTAGGAATACCCCAGCCGTATTTAAGACGAAGAAATCTTTGATAGGAATTCATTACTGACCCTGTTCTACTGTCACAGAACAACCGCCTACTGTAACACAATCAACTGCTAAGTTATATGTTTGTGTTGTACTTCCTAATTGTCTTAATGTCAAATCTGTTCCATATAATCCATCTAGAGTTATATTTGCAGTATGAGTTGCCCATGTACCTTTCTGTCTGAGAGTAACATCATTGTCAGAATTATAGATTGTTAGATTTAGTTCCTTAGAACCTTGCCCTTGTTGTCTACCTGATATAATATTATCATTACCAGCTAGATGAAAGTCAAAGTTGTGTCCATCAGTTGACCCAGCATTTGTTTGATGCCATGTTAAAGAATTGTCATCTCCATATAAATCTAATTCCATATAATGACCACCGCCTTCAATATTATCATAGGTATATGAACCATCCGATAACCAAGCAATTCCTTGGCCAAGCTTGAGTGTATTTCCAGAACCACTCATTTCGTCAAATGCAATTATATTCTCAGCACTTGTAAAATTATATTGTACTATGTGAACATCTAGATTTGGGGCATTATTAATATATGAACCAGAATCTAACATTTTTATAGTATTATTATATCCTACTTGTTCTATTTCTAATTCAAAATTATTACCAGATTGTTCTAGAGATATTTGATTATCATCAGCAAAACAAACAAATGGTAATAATAACATTAGAGATATAAAGGCTATATCTTTCATTATGCTACCCAGGGCCTAATCCAGTATTTGTAAAATATTTTTTTAAATTTCTTCATAATACTATTTATAATTAATTTTGGTTAATCCTTACTATGATGTCTTCTCCATCATTACCTGTTATTATTCCTTCCCAACCTGGTGTTATTGTTTCTAATGTAAATGAACCACCTGCTGCAAATGTTAATTCTATTGCTCCATTTACATTACGATATAATACTAAATCGCCATCTCTTAAAAATACATTATATTGAGATTCATCGTTTAATCCTCTCATTGCACCTTTAATATCAAACTCTCCTAATGTATCAAATAGGTCAGATGAATCTACGATTGATAAAAAGTCTAATAAAAACTCTACATCTAATTCATCAACGTCTAATTCTGAGAACTCTTTTAACTCATCTTCTTCCAATGCGTCTTCTTCTAATTCTGTAAATTCTAAAAAGTCGATATCTAATAAACCTTGGTCTTCATTTTGTTCATCTTGTAATTCTTCTTGTATTCTATCTTTTACTTCTTGCGGTGGATTTACAATAAACATATTATCAATTAAAGCTGGTGTAATACCATTAATGATAGTAGTTGAAGTTGGTGGTGTGTCTACAGTATAAACCATTGTTGCAGCATAAGCTTCATCTAGTACAACTGTTCCTGAAGCATTTGAAACTTCTATAACTCCCGATGGATTACCTTTATCATCTGGAAGTAATATCACCAATGAACGTCCAAGCTCATCGATTGTTGTTGTAAAATCTGTTCCTCTAACTGCTATTGTAGCTGTAGGTGTTGATATTGCTATATTCGCATTATTAACTAAACCCAATTTACCTGAAGCAAATCGTGCAGTTCCACTAACCATTCTCATTGACATTTTAGATAATGATGGGTTAGGGTCGTAATATATTTCGTCTATAAAAACTTTTGAATGTTCTTTTAATTGTAATTCAGCTTTATCTAAAAACTCAATTAACATACGACCTTTGGCTGTTTCAGCCTGGTCATATAATTCTATTTCTGTAGTTTGAATTTGTTCTTTATCGCGTAGAATTGCGGTGACGCCAGTGGATTCCCTGACATCTCCAATGGGACTAGCACTTAAACTAGTCCCACCGATGATTAATAGACTAGCTGTCGTTACCGCTGTCTTTTTGAGTAATGGTAATAGTTGCATTGTCTGAAGTTACGTCTAATACGATATTAGCATTTGGTGTTGCACATCCAGTTGTCTGTCCTGCACAAGTACCACTTATCTGATTAATATCAACATCTGCAGAATCGCCTACTAAAGTAAACTCTAGGTTTTGTGAACCATCATTCTGTAATGTGTTTATATTATTACTGTCTCCAGTAACTTCAAAATTCCAAACGTTATCGTCAGATTCAAAATCTATATCAAATACGTTTGAATTACCTATTAAAATTAAATCGGCATCTAATCTTTCTGCACTCGCTGCATAACCCTGGTCTATATCAAATGTGTTACTGTCTCCAGTTACATCAAAATTATAGTCAGAATCATCTGCGCTACCGCTATATCCGATATTCCAATCAATTTCATTTGAATCACCTGTAAAATCAAGCTTATAGGTTGAACTATCTGCTTTAACAGGACCAAATAAAATGTTTTGGTTACCAGCAAAATCTAAATCAAACTCTAAACTTGAACCGATAATACTCATTGCAGTAGAACCACTTGAAAAGTCGTCTCCTCCAATTTTGTTACCGAAACCAATTTGGTCGATGTACAATTCTAGTGTGTCACCAGATTGTGTGATTTTGATTTCATTATCATCAGTGGCTTGTGCAAAAACGAATCCTGTCGACACTAATAGCCCAGCTAGGACTATACTATATAGTTTATTCATTTTCGTTATTTTCCTCTTTTATAGGATGTTTATCGTTTTTACCACCGACTTGGTGGGGGTGACGATGTCCATCCTCTATAACCCAAAGGCCTCTATCATGCCCTTGGTATATTAGTTCCAACACGGCAGCCTCAATAGCTGTTCGTGTCGCGTAAGTCACGGACTCATTATTTCCCACACCGTCCTCATATTCTACTAGAGTGGTACTATTATCGACGAATCGAAAAATATCACCACTTCCACCGTAACTAAGAATCGTCTTCTTAGCTTGGACATTCAATAATACTTCACCAGTCAGAACAGAAACTGCTCTAACCGAAACAGTGACGACATCTTGTTGATATCGCTTACTTTTGCCTATACCTAATAATCGTGCGCCTCGACCACCAGTTTGTACATTAGTATCATAACCAATTATTCCACCTTCCATTATCATACCAGCGAATAGAAGTGGATTCAATGCTTTCGCGCCTTCCGGGCCTGCGAAATCGTTTCTGGCACTCCTGATAATCTGTCTTTCTCTTACCAGATTATCAATGCCTTGTCTTTCTACTACTCTAAACCAGCTTCCATCTCCTGCTGTTTTGAGAGCATCTATTAATAACTCAGTTCCACCTTGTGAAACTGCTGTTGAGAAGTCTGCTATACCTTCTCTTGATTTTCTTTGACCTGTTAAATCTTTAAATCCATATACAGCAACTACAGGTCTATCTTTTGCTGGAGGTAAATCTAATAACTCGATGTATGAAGGTAATCTAATTGCTTCAGCTTCTTCAACACAAATATAAGAATGTCTTAATGTTTTTTCTAATCTTGATACTGTGTTAGGACCAATATAAGGGTCATCAAATGTAATTTCTTTGCATTCCTCAGGTTTATCAGACCAAACAGGAGTTGCTGACTCATTTAAAAATCCTAATACTAATAATAATGCTAAAGCTGCTTCCATAATTTATCCATCAGAATCTTGTGCAAAATTGCCTGTACCAATTGGTATTTCAATTGTAGTAGATGACCCATTCTCATCAACAATGGTCATTTTAATATACTCTGTACCATCTTCATTTGTAATAACTTCATAAGTAACTGTATTGCCTTCTAAAACAAATGAACCAAATCTAACTGAACCATCGTTACTAAACATCGATTCAACTAACTGTTTAGACATCTGAGCATATATTCTACTCTCTAAGTTTCTTATAAACTTTGCCATCGTAGTATTTTCTGCATCTCTTTCGGCTGCTTTTCGTGCAGCTTCCATTGCATCTTTTATTGCCTTCTTACGAGCATGCTCTTGGTTTTCCACTGTTAAATAATGTGCTCCAGTTCCTACTCCACTAAATGATGGATTTTTAAACTTGTGAACTACATCTGCTTGTACATTTGGAGAAACTGCTATAATACTAACCATAAAAATAGCTACCAAACTGGCAATTTCTAGGTTATCTTTACATTTATTCTTCTTCATCTTTTCCCTCTGCTTTTAACTTTTGCTGTGCCTTATATTCTAATACTACATTTACCTTTTCTTTTAATCTAATTAAATCTTGGTCGAGCATACGAGTCTGGTCAATTACACGAATTAATGCGATATGCATTTCCTGTAATTGTGGTTCAATATGCTCTCCTATAAACCACCAAATGTAGTATATGAAATAGCCAAGACCTACGGCCATGACTACCGGAAAGCCGTAATCTGAAACTAATTGTCCTACATCCATTAGTCTCTCCTAACATCTAGCTTTCCATCCTCGATAAAATTCTCGGCACGAGCTATTCTATCAGTATCAGGTCTTAATTCTAAAGCACTTGATACTAATAAATCTATTTTTATAATTTCATTGCTCATTGTCCTTGCTCTATTCTCTAGAGATTTGCAAAAAATAGTTAGGGTTTTTATTTGGTCGACAATACCTTCCATTATCTGTTTAATAACGATAAAAATAAAAAATCCCATGACTATTGAACCTGCTATCGGAGCGCCGACATCGGCAATTAGTCTAAACACTTCATCCATACGTGTTTATTTATAAGATTTTTTATCCTAAAATTAGGATTTTATAATGAATTCTGACCAGCGATAGAACGCTTTGCGGTCGGAGCACCAATACCATCCGATGTATTTTTGCTCCGACTGGGGAATGTTTGACTCGTTGTACACTAAACTGCTTCGAGTCTTGTCATTAATCGTTCTGCACGATTTGTTACTTGCTTGTACCATCTTGAATCTCTACCTTCGACGGCTGCTTCTTTCCAGTCTCCACAGGTTAAAGCTGCATTGTGTTTCTTAAACTTACTTAATCTTGTAAGTCCCATATTAAACATCATGTTGGCAATGATTTGTTTTACCTCTTCAGGATAACCATCCCAACCATCATGTAATTTTTTACAATCTTCAATTACTGTTTCTACGTCTTTTTCAAAGCACTCATCAACTCTATCCTCTGAGACTGAAGTGCCCACCGGCTCCCCATGTTCTGGGTCTCCGTCCAAGACGAGATGGCCGATACCGAATGTAGGATAACCAAGGTGGTCGTTATAAATTTCATATACGACTCCTTCATCTACTTTTAAAGTTTCTTTTAGTTGTTCAATGTTAATATCTTCATTTTTTCTAAAAAACATTTATATCTCCGTTTTGTTATATATTATATATAGGTTAAGTTATTGCAAAATTCCATTCAGGGTTGCTGTATGAAGCAGTTGATGTACCGAATATATCCGAATAATCACCTTGTGTTAATCCAGATTTTAAACCACCTCCAACTTGAGAAGCAGTAGCATTAATAGCTACGGATGTATAATTATCTCCTGACCCTGCAAAGTATGAGGGATTTGCAGCAAATTGCGTATTAGCTCTTGTAAGTATAAGTGTTGGGCTACTATAACTATCGCTACCTGTCCAAAAACGCAAATCAGTCCACCCGGTATTAGACATTCCGCTACCTGTAGAATCACCAGCACTTCTTAATGTTAAGTAAAAGTTATCATAAACATATCCCAAACTATACTCGAATGAACTAGCATTATCAATTGCATTTACTGACAGCTGTGTTATAGTAAATGTTCGTGATGTTAATCCTAGAAATCCATTTGGTGAAGTAAATGTTGTTGTAGGTATCTGTGAATCTTCTCCAGTACCAGTATGTGTTTTAAGTGAATCCGTAGTTGTATTTGTATCTCCGTTTCTATATCCACTTACATTTATGTATGTACCTGTATATATTTGTGCTGTTGAAGTGTCCGAATTATAAGTTGTATTAAAAAATCCAGCATCTGCTTGTGTTGCGCCTATAAAATCACTTACACTAATTGGATTACCTGTTGATGGAATTGATGCAGTAACATTACTAGTTACTAAAGTACCGCCTTTATAATAATCTGACATTTTAACATCAGCACTATCATTACCACCAAATTCTTCAGCAATTCCATTATTGAAAGTATTAGTAGTAGTTAAACCTTTAATAGTAAAGTTTATAGTTCCTGAAGTTCCTAAACCATCTATTTGTGAATCAGTAAATCCATACCAACCATAAATTAAGCCGTATTGATTACCAGATGAGCCATAGGTGGTTGGAGATGCAGTTTGAACATTATAAAGAAATGGCTTTACTGTAATGCCGCCAATAGTAACTTCTGCTAATGCTGGGCCTCCAGTATAATCTGCATCAGTTCTTTTATATGCTACAAATATATAATTACTATTATCATCGCCAGTTTGTTCTTGGCCTTGAAATGGATTTGGAATACCTACGTTTGGAAATGTTCCAGAAGTTTGAGTATTTTTCATCCACATCAATTGTACTAATTCATAAGTTGAGCCATCATCTGCTGTCCAGGTTGTATTATTACATGAACCAAACGAGGCTGAGCTCATATACGAACCCATGGTTACATTTGTGTATGTAATACTTCCGGTTTTCCATTGAGGAAAAAGGCCAGTAATACTTCCAGCTCCAGTATAACCATAAGTACTTCTACAATCTCCTGTATAACATAATGGTATACCAGCAGATGCACCAGTACTATTTAAAGTATATGATATATTACCTGTACCACTTGGACTTGAATATCCATATACGGAACCACCTATACCTTCATAACCTGAAGTTGAACCACTTCCAAATGGACTAGCATGGTGTATTCCTGTTCTTAATTTATATGTTGCAGTGCCTATAGTAATAGTACCAGTACAAAATGTACTTTGTGCAGTAATTGATGGATTAGTACCAGCGTCTTGTACTCCTATGGCATTACCTGATGGTGCAATTGTCATTTTACAATTCCTGAGATTAAGTCTTCAAATTGCTCTACTTTTTCTACTCTATTAGGCCAATAAATATATTCCTTTTCTGGGTTTAATTTTAAATTGCTTAATAGTGGTAAAATAGCATTATACAATTTGTTTAGTTTTTCTTCTGTTTCAGATGCAGTTAATGATGCAGTTGATGCTTCGGTCTTAACGGCCTGCACCGCCTCCAATTCATCTTCATCTACAGCAGTAAATCCAAAATCAAATTTATCTAAATCTATGCTCATATTTATTCCTCTATATTCTTATATTTATGTTTCCTAGGTATAGTTTTACTTCTATCCCTTTGAACTTTATGGCCAAATGGTTTATCCAGGTCGAAAAGAATTTTGTGGTATCTCACCTTTGTCTTCTTCTTTGAGTTTATCCGCTTCTCCATACCAGTTTGCTCTTTCGCCTTTGTCTTTATTAAAAATTCTATCCCAGTTATCGTTATATTTTTCTACATCAGTAGGTCTTTGTTTTGACCCTTTACCGCCGTGCCATTTACTCATTTATTTTTTCCAAATATTGCATCCCAACCATCACGATATTTCTGCATATCGCCTGGCCCTGCTCTTCTAAAGTCGCCTTTACCGCCTTCAGCTTGTTGTCTTTTTATTCTCTTAGAATCTCTTCTAACATCGATTGGTGGCTCTTGTCCATATACACACGTTACTTTCTGCTTACTACCATGATTAAGTGATTTATTCCCAACCGTGGCATTTATTTTAAAATCTTCTGGCATTACATTCTCCTACCAATTGTGTATTACTCCTGCTATAATAAAAAAGCATGTTATGAAGTTAACTAATACAATAACGCTTCTGAATACTGCAACTGTGTTAGCTTCCTTATTATTGACTCCAGCTTTTTCTCCTAAGCTTTTTGCCCATAATCTCCAAAATGATGCTATTTGTTTACCCATTCTATACTTACGCCTCGTCTGTTAAGTTCATTAATGCACTTTACTTTTAGCTTTGGCTTAGTATTACTTTTATTAATTGTTTCAAAAAGCTCTTCTTTAGGTGTATTCCTAATATAGAACCTTTGAATAGTTTTCTTTCCAGTACCTCGTTCTACTGATACGTGGTCTGGTTTAAATTTTACTGGCATAATATTCTCCTATTTTACTCGCTTTATACTACCTTTCAAATCGGCTAAGTATGCAAAAAATTCAACCTGGGGAAATTCTCTTTTTAAGTCTAATAATGCTTGTAAGTTTTCCTTGTGGTCGTCGAATAATCTAATCCTTGCATATTCGCCTGTTTCTAAATACTTTTTAAATATGATTGATTTATTAGCTGCGCTATTTTTACCACCCATATTTCCAGCTCTTTCGACATACACATTTTTCATTGATATACCATGAGCTTCAAAAGTTTTTAGAAATAATTTTTTATCGTCCATGTCGCTTCTTGCTGTGACTATAATTACTTTTGAACCTTTTTTAGTTGCATTACTAATTATTGCTTTCGCTTTCTGAATCATTCGTGCAATAGGCGTTGCAGTCTGATAAAATATTTTTGACGATTTAAATTCGCCATAATCCCATTCTTCATCTCTTCCGAGCTTGTAAGAATTATATTCTTGTGGAGTTAGTTCTTTTATTTTTTTAGATTTTTTATTAATAACTCTAACACGAGCTTTTGATACGAACATTGTATCATCAATGTCAAAGATGGTCAGGCCTTTACCAGCCCGTTCTGCCAAAAACTCGTTAAACTTTTTCATGTTACTATTTATAAGTAATTATAGTCTATTATCTAATTCGTCTGTAAGACTTTCAATCCTATCAATAGTATGTTTTTGTTCTTCCACTTGTTCGGTTAGCTTTTCAATTTTTTCAATCATCGCATCTAACTTAGCGATTGCAATTTCTATTCTTGCCATAATGTTCTCCTATATTAAGCTACTTCTGAAAATGTTATCCAAACTTGTTTCCAAGGTTCGTGACATCCGCTCACTCCGATTGCAGAGTTGTCGCATCCTCTGCCGTCTGACCAAATTTCCAAAGATATGTCGTCAAACATATTTTCAGTGAGTTTAACTTCTGGGTAACGCTCATCTGAAAAGACGTCACCTCCAGCATACTCAAAATCTATTGTTGATGGTCTTACAAGCATGTGGTCTTTGCTAAGTTTGTTAATAAAAGCTTGAACTCTTTGACCTTGTTCGTTCTTATAAAGAACTGTGTCACCGGTTTCTATCATATCCGTTCTCATTATAACGCACCTCCAATTAGTAATGCTACTAGTGTTGTGATTGTTACCTCAAGAAAGTCTTTGTCTAGAAGACCGTTGGTTTTTAATGTTTGTAATAACTTCATTTTCACTCCTTTTAAATTATTATATGTATATTATACCAACTTAAAGCTCATTTGTACAGTGTTTTGTCTCCAAAACATGCATGTTTTTTAGCCTTTAGGTATTCGGTTTCTTAATTCAGATGATGAAAATGAATGGTCTCGACTGTTATAATGTATGCGAATATTGCGTTCATCGCATATATTTTTAGCCGTAAAGTCCTTATTTAGGTAATCACTTCCTATAATACGAACATCGATTGGTAATGATAAAAAGACATCCTTTAAATCATCTTCTGTATTATAGACGATTATATCATCGACGTATCTTACAGCAGCTAATTGTAATTGTCTTTCTACCAATGTTTGTATGGGTTTATTTTTTGAATCCCTATCCCATGAAGGGTCGTTTTGTAATGCAACTACGAGGTAATCACATTCATTTTTTGCTTCGGCCAACATTGTAATATGACCAGCATGGAGTAAATCGAAGGCACCACAGGTAATTCCTATAGTGCCTTTTGATTCATGTTTTTCTAACCACTTTAACATAATTAACTAAAATGTTTAATTATAGATTCTATTTTATCTTCTGCCTCAGCAATCTTAGCAACTTCTTTTTCTATAGTTTCTACTATATCGCTATGTTCTCCAATACCAGCTGGGTTACGCTGATAAACAAGTACATTAGCTTTAGCTACTTCGATTTCACCTTGCAATTTAGCGATTAACGCTTTAAGTAAATGATTCATATTTTACCTCCCAAAAAATTTCCTTCTTTTATATTCTGCAATTGTATCTACTAAAGTTTTGGTCCAATTATCTCTGTCCTCGATAAAAACTTGTGGGCCGTCGTCTCCAGCAATACAAACAACTAATTGCTTAATTGGTCTGCCAGTTCTCTCTTCCCACATAATTGCATATGCTGAACATTGAATGAAGTAATTGGATATCCATTCTTTCTTTTTTAGTTTTCTAGATGTTTTCCAATCAATGATTGAATCTACACCTTTCCATTGTCCGACCAAATCTACTCTTCCTGCTAAACCTAAATGTTTAGAAAATAGTGGTGCTTCTTGACAATATACTTTAGTTACACATTCATCTAAGATGGGTTGTACATCTTTAAATGTTTGTATATTATGAGGCATTTCGTCCTTGATAAAATCAGGGTCGTTAGCTATATATTTTTCTATAATGTTATGAACCGTTGTACCGCGGGAGCTTGCAATCCTTGATACTCTATTGGCTTCTTCTTCGCCAACACGAGCTCTCCATTTTTGGATTGCTTCTTCAGATAGAATTTTTAATACAGTTGTGACCGATGGATATTCTTTTCCTTCTGGGTCTTTGTATATTCTGCCTGTTCCAGTACTCTCTGCAATTAAGTCATCATAACCTAATGCAATTGGTTCGTGTAAAAATTTCATCTCAACATGGTTCTCCAAACATTTTGGATTCGACTACATTTCATAAATTTATGTAATCTTTTATATAATTTTTTCATTATTACTCCTACTTTGTTTTAATATTATCTCTAAGACTTGGGGGTAAATTACTTTTAATTTTGTCTTGCACTTCCTTCCATCCATCACCAGCTCTACCTAAAACGGATTTTCCACCGTCATAATCTATTCCTGGTGCTTTAAGAATTACTTGCTTTAAGTGTGGGTTGTCTTTAAGAAATTGAACCTTATCGGCAATTTTCATCATGTGCGTTTCAATTTTCTTGTCGTTCTGATTTTCAAAATCATATATTGGCATTAAACCACTCCGGTATTTTGCGTTTGGTCCAGACCATACTGAACCTTGCTTGCTTTGTTTGGTAAAAATTACGGTAGGATTCGACTGCATCTGTACCCCCTAATCCATGTACCACACATTCTGGACTTGCTTTCATGGCTAGTTTGAACATTGTCATTCCGCCATTTCTGTTGATATTAGTTGGGATTTTACTTAGAATATCTCTCAACTTACTATCCGTTGAATGTGTTTTACCATACCTATATTTATACTCATCACAAAGTGCAATAAAATGCTCATAGTGCCATGAATAATTACAACAGCTTTCCCTCGTCCAAACAGTGCATGGATGATTGAAATGAACTGATTTGTAAAGTATATCCTCTCGTTCATCTGGTAACTCATAGTATTTCACCATTGTTTTTCCAGACTTTGAAGGCTTTTTCATTTCGGTGCCGTCCAACATTCTGTGAGTAGTTGACAGCATTTGAGCAGATTCCACAATCATCTTAACGACATGTTTATCGCACTGTAATTGTGCTGCTTTTACTGGGTCATTATCTAGTACAAATATATTCATAATATAGTTATTATACCACAAGTTTAGTGGAATGTACAGTGTTATCTGTACATTCCTAAATCCCTCCTAAGAATTTATTACTTGTTTCATATCAGCAATATCTTGGTCCATCCTCGCGATTTTTTTCATGAGTCTGGCCGCAATTGCGTTTTTCCCTTTTTGTAGTAATTTTCTACGATAGTATAAAGTCTCTTTCCTATCTTTTTTGAGACGTTCAACCGATTGACAATTCATAATTATACTCCTTGTAATAGTTAAAATACTCATAATATAGACTTACTTTGCAATCAAACCAGGAAATGCTTCCTGACAAAGTTTTTTCGTTACTCCAGGGATATTTTTCATATCCTTATCTTTTGCTCTGACGAGTAACTTAGCTTCGGATGCATGAATGCTTTCCAAAAGCTGGACAAATAGGGTTTCTCTTTTCATAGGTTTTAGCTTATCTGCGATAGCTCCTTTGAAAAAATATTTAAATTGTCTAAATTCTTTATAAAGACTGCTTGGTGCATGACCTTCAGGTGCATCATCTTCTTTATAAGGTGGTTTCCCTACAGGTAGGAGAGATACTACATCATCGTCATATGCGATTCTGATTACATCCCTTAATGCAGGTGAATCGTGTTCTTTTAAGAACGCAATTCTGTCTTCTCTTTTGGCGACTTTATTCGCCTTTGTTAATACTTCAGATACTAATAGTTTCATTGTTATAAAATTCCTCCACAACTTCAATCAATTGGTTACATCTCTTTTTAATTAAGTAATTCAATACTTTCATTTTCATAGCAACTTTTTGCTCGTTATAATTATATATAATGTTTTGTTGGATGTCTTCTGGGACTTCCGTCAAATCAATTAACTTTTTGTTTCGTTGATAATTACGAAACGTCTCATGTTCCATTACATTTCTTAAATTATCTGAATTTTCTAACCATTCAGCAATTCTAGTTTTTCGTAATGGGGTTTGTTTTTTATCAGTCACAAATGTATCATCGTCAGATAACACATTAGGAATACCATCTCCGGTATCGCCTTTCATTATATGATTGAACAAATAAGTTCTAGGGTTATTGTCCTTTACTATTTTCTTTTGTATAGGACTAAATTGTTTGACATTTTTAAATTTTTGTAATTGAATAAAATCTTTATCAGAGGAAACAATCATCATTGGTTCACCTAAACCAAACTCTTGAGATTGTAATACTAATGAAGCAATAATGTCATCTGCTTCTACTCCGTCCATGTGAATAACTTTATAAGGTAGGTTTTCTTTAATTTCATCTCTAACCAAATGTAGAATTCTAAAAATCTCATTCCAATCTTGGTCAGATTGTTCTCTTTTTGTTCTTCTTTTAGCTTTATAATAAGGATAATAATCTTTACGCCAGGTATTCATACCATCAGCACATATAACCATTTGGCCAAATTCGTCTCTATATTTTTTGTTATACATTCTAATAGAGTTTAGAATCATGTGTCTTATCATAGACTCATCATTTAGTTTTTGCACTATAATATTTGATAGTGCGATTTGTGAATAATCAAGTAGTATCATCGTAATCCTCATCTGTAATAAAATCAGGCTCGAAAGCAATCTCAGTATCATTTCTTTTTAAAGCTTTCATTGCTTTTAATTTAACATATAATCTATCCATGTCTTTTTGTAATCCATGGTCTTCGCCTTTAAACCTTAGTAACATACTATATAATAGGTTTACTATTACTAAAGCATCTCTGCCTTCTTTTAGATTTTCATCTCTTAACTCAAGTCCTGAGATATTATGACCTTCAGGTGTTTGACCTATTTCATATAATTCTTCATCTATACAATCGAATATATGTTGAGAGATTTTAATCATATCATCGTGTAATTCAGCGATTATTTCTTCTTGAGATTTAATACGCTTTATCTCTTTACCAGTGAATATGTTAATTATTTCTGCCATTATTAGTATTATACCAGGTTTTAATCGTTTTGTACAGTGTTTTCTTGTAAATTTTTGACCGTCATTCCGCCAATTTTGCAAGAAATAATTCCATTATAATAATCATCTGTTAGCAATACTTCTCTATCAAACTGTTCTTTTGCTTCCATATAAGCACATGTCCCTTTGGTTTTACATAGGTGAATTATTTCTCTATGAAACATTTCATCACCTTGTTTTTCTACATCGCCTTTTAAATGTTTATTTGAGCCATAGTAAACGCGCCAATCGCTTTCGACTAAAAGTCGTTTTCTGCGTTTTCTAGTTTTTGTGATTGGTAGAGTTTTCTTTGACCAAAAAAACTTTTTGCCGATATATTTTCTACCTGTAGCACGATTTGTAATACAGTAGACAAACCCATAATAATCCTCAGAGGAAAAATCCTCTGGTGGTTCCCACTTGCGACCATTGTATATCCATTCCATATATGTATTTATACATCAAAATCAAGCTCATCTGGCTCCTCAACTGCTGTTCCACAATGTGGACAAAATATAGGTTCTGGTTTTTCTTCTAAAAAGTGAATTCTTGTTTCTGTAAAACAAAATTCGCAATTGTGTGTGTACCAATGGTTTGGGTCTGACATTAGGTCTCCTTATCCTAAGTGTTCTTTAAGCTCCGTATATCCACCGATTTTATTACCGTCAACGATAATCTGTGGAAATGTTCGAGCACCTGGAAATTTTGCTAGCATTTCGTCTCTACTAAAATCTATTCCGTAATGAAAATATTGATATTCTAATCCTTCTTTTTCACAAAGTTGTTTTGCCATATCGCAAAATGGACATGGTGTTTTTCCATAAATCTCTATCATAATGTTTCCTCAATAAATTTACCAATTGTTTCTATATCTTTTTCTGATAACATACCAGCTTGGGCCCACATAGTAGAACTCATAGCTCCAACTTGGCCTTTGTTTTTATATGTTGTTAATCTGTCAACAATATAATCTGATGATTGACCAGCTAGTGCAGGAAATGGTCCCATTCCCTGTCCTTCTGTTCCGTGACATGCTGCGCATCCAGCCCATAATCCTTTAATAGAACTAAAAGGGTCTCCTTCAGCTAAAGCTTGTTTACGTCTTTCTATCTCAGATGGTGTGCCATTTAGTTTAACATATTCTATATAACATTCACCTGTACATGATGTCGTTCTTGGCACATCTTTATATTCTAAATTTTGATATGCCATAGCAATTGTACCAACCATTGCCAAACATATAGATATTATATATCCTTTCATATTACTCCTGTACTAAATCTCCGGATTCTACTCCAGTGGGTTCTCCTTCCCATAAATTAAATGCGATTGCTCTTCGAGTTCCTCTAGTAACTTCTGAAACTCTATGATAATGGTCTCCTGCTTGGAATATAATAAGTCTATTATCTTTAGCTTTTACAACTTCTGGTTCTTTATCTCTACCATCAGTATAAATCTCTAAATTACCACCATCAAAATCTTGACCTGGAGGATAGTAAATTGTACCAATAATAGGTCCTTGTATTTCTCCAGTTTTTTCCCATAATGCTTCGTCTTTATCGACATGCATTACAAGATTGTTTTCCCAATTGCTATCAGTTTTATCACATGTTTGAATACCTGTCCAGTATTCAAATCCTTTAATATTCCACTTCTGTGAAATAGGACATCCATCTGACCAAACCCAATCAACGAGTTTTTGTGTTGTATTTACAGGTGGTGTTGTCCACCAACCTCCCCACCATTTATAAATGCCTGGGTCTTTAAAAATTTCTTCTTGGTTATCTTCGATTTCTTTTAAAAAATCTTTATCTTTGATGTAATCATCGAATATTGCTATCATTGTAATGCTTTTCCTATTGTAAAAAATGCTAATAACATCATAAAAAATACGCTTACTTGAATAATGGAAGCCCAAAAGATTTGTCTCATTGGGTGAACATCTGGTAGTTTTTCTATAATCGATTCGTTCGGCGATAGATTAACTATTTGTAATATTTTCTTCTCTTTCATTATAAACTTAAGTTTTTTAATGTGTTGTCATCAACATCTTGTTTAACACCACCAACAATATAGCTGGCGATTTCTGTTTCTTGTGGAGCAACTTGGACATTGCCACCACCAATCCATTTTTCCGTCCAAGGTAATGGATTAATTTTTGGAACAGTATAAGGACAAGGTAAGTTAATAGCTCTCATTCTTTTACATCCAATCCATTCTATATATTCAGCTAAAATGTTTTCATTTAAGCCAATCATTGAACCATCTTTAAATAAATATCTGGCCCATTCTTTTTCTTGTTCAATTACTCTCTCAAATAATTTAACTGCTTCAGGTTCCATTTCCTTAGCAATTTTAACAAAATCTTTATCCTCAGCCAACATCTTTTTAATTATTGTTGTTGTGCCAGCTAAGTGTGTGTTCTCATCTCTTGCGATAAACTTGATAATCTTTGCATTACCTTCCATCTTTTTAAGTTCTGCAAATGCCCATGAACATGCAAATGATACATAAAATCTAATTCCTTCTAAAGCATTTGCCGATAACATACACATCCATAAAGAACGTTTATGGTCAAGTTTATTTGTGGCAGAATTATTATCTGAAATTAACTCATCGTAATATTTTGCAATATCGTTACCACATTCTAAAATTTCTTTTACATCAAGCATACCGTCAAAAACAGTAGCAGGGTTAGGATAAACATTCCTAATAATATGGGTGTAAGAGCGAGAATGAATAGTTTCAAAAAAGGACCAAGTTTCAATCCAGTTTTCAATTTCGGGTAACGAAGCAATAGGAAGGAAAGCAAGGTTCGGGGCCCGACCTTGTACAGAGTCCAGTAATATTTGCCTTTTGAGATTAGATGTGAAAATGTGTTTTTCATGGTCTGTTAATGCCTCGAAATCTTTTTTATCTTTTGAAATATCTACCTCTTCAGGTCTCCAAAAGAATCCAAGTTGTTTTTCTGTTATTTTTTCTATCTGTGGGTATTTAACTTCGTCGAATCTTTGAACATCGACAGACTCATCTAAAAACATATTTTTAGTTAAATGTGATTTTTTACTTTTCTTCAGTATCGGCATCGGGTCTCCATGAAATTGTTGATTTAGTTTCTATTGCATCTTGTGCACATTGTATATAGTCTTTATCCTCTTCGGATAATACCGACCAAAATTTACTAATGGTCAAGGTATGTTCGTATACAACTTCTGGTTTAGACATATGATAATCTTGTTCCATCCACATTTGAAGGATGTCCATTCTTTGATTTATTTTATTTCTTAAATCTTGCAAGAGTCACAGTCCTCGTCATCTACCATTGTTGTACCACTTTCGTAAGTGTGGTGCTCATCTTCTTTCATTTCACCGGCACCATCGTATGTATTAAAATAATATAATTGCTTGAGACCAAACTTGTAAGAAGTAACCAAGTCTTGTATCATTACCGACATTGGAATCTTATTATCCTCGTAATGTTCAGGATTATAAGATGTGTTAACAGAAATACCTTGGTCTATGTACTTCTGTAATATAGCACAGATTTTAAGATATCCATCAGGACTCTTTTGTTCCCAGAGTAAATCATATTTGTTCTTCAAATGATGATAAGCTGGTACGACTTGAGCTAGAACTCCGTCTTTGGATTGTTTATATGATACTAAAGCTCTAGGAGGTTCAATACCATTTGTACTATTACTAATCTGTGCGGATGTTTCTGCGGGCATTAATGCCATGAGAGTTGAATTGCGGATTCCAGTGTCTTTGAGTTGAGTTCTCAGCTCGTCCCACGGGAATCGTTCTTTATGCTCTATCAAATTATCTATCGCACCCTTATATGTATCATTTGGCAGAACTCCGCGGGCATACTTTGTATCATTATTTTTAGGTATTTTGCCTTTTTCTTGTGCTAAATTTGCAGATGCTTTAATTAAATAATATGACCAAGCTTCTGCGTATTCATCAACTATTTCAAATGCCGATTCATCGTATTTAAATCCTCTTTTTGCTAAGAAATAAGCTAAATTAATAATACCAATACCTAAAGGTCGTCTGTTTTTCGTCCCTTGTTCTGCTGCTGCAACTGGATAATTTTGGTAATCCAATAACTCGTCAAGTGCTCTAACTGATAAATCACACCACTTTTCAAATTCTTTTGGATGGTTAATTAAACCCCAATTAATTGCTGATAATGTACATAGTGATATTTCTCCTGTATGGTCATCATATGATTCCATAGGAGTAGTTGGTAAATCAATCTCACAACATAGATTACTCATTCTGATTGGAGCCTTTTTAGGTTCAAATGCACCATGTTCATTTGCATGGTCAACATTCATAATATAAATTCTACCGGTATCTTTTCTTTCAGTTAATAATGTCTGAAATACTTCGAGTGCTGGTAGAGTTTTCTTTCTGATTGAATATGCTCTCTCGTACTTTTCGTATAATTCTTTGAATTTATCTTGGTCATCAAAGAACGATTCATATAAGCCTGGAACATCGTTCGGGTCAAAAAATGTTATGTTACCACCAGTTAATAATCTTTCGTACATTAACTTATTTAACTGAAAGGAGTAGTCCATGTGACGAACTCTTGTTTCCTCTGTACCTTTATTATTTTTAAGCACAACTAAATCTTCAAATTCGTAATGCCATAATGGTAAGTAAACTGTTGCTGCACCACCACGAACTCCACCTTGAGAACATGATTTTACAGCTGATTGAAAGTATTTTAGAAATGGTATAAGCCCTGTGTGTACAACTGAACCATCTCCGACTTTGGCACCTTCGGCTCTAATTGAACCAGCACCAATTCCAATACCTGCCTTTTTGCTTATGTATTTGACAACACTAGTAGCAGTAGCGTTAATTGAGTCAAGGCTGTCGCCAGACTCAATGAGAACACAACTCGAGAACTGTCTAACTGGTGTACGAACACCTGCCATAATCGGTGTAGGTAGTGAAATGTAAAATTGTGAAATTGCATCGTAGTAATCCTTTACATACTTAATTCGCGTTTCGTTTGGATAATTTTGGAATAGAGTTGCTGCAACCATCATATACAGCATCTGTGGAGTTTCATAATGAACTTTGTTTTTTCTGTCTTGGACGAGATATTTACCTCTAAATTGTTCCATACCTGCATAGGTAAATGTATCGTCTCTGTCATGCTTGATATAGGCGTCAAGTTCATCAATTTCTTCACGAGGATATTTTACCATAATATCACCGTCGTATACGCCTCTATCAACGTTTTCAATAATTAGTTGTGCAAGTGGCCATGGGGTATAATCACCATAGACTTCCTTTCTTAGTTTATAAGAAATTAACCTTGCGGCAACGAATTGGTAATTTGGGGTGTGCTCAGATATGAGTTCTGCAGCAGACTTAATAAGTAGCTCATGAATATCATATGCTGGTATTTTATCATAGAGTTGAATGTTAGCTTTAATTTCAATCTCCGACATACTAACACCAGTAATATCTTCACATGCCCATTCTAATACTTTATGGACTTTTTCTAAATCAAAGCTTTGAAGCGTTCCATCACGCTTAGTTACGTTTATTTCCATTATGTTGGTTCCGTTCATTTTATATTAACTATTATACCATAAAACTGGTATAATGTACACTACTTTTTGAGTTTTTTTAGCTCTTTTTCAAGATTATCTATACGGTCTGCAGCCAAAGGATATTGCTTTCTAAATTTAGCATCCTTTTTCATGAGCTCAAGCTCATACTTTTCTGCAAAGTATTCCATAAATCTATCGACTTGTTTTTGGAACCAAATGCCGAGGGTTGTACCCTGGAACCACTGATAAAACGAAGAACCAATAACTGAAGATAGAATGGACTTGAGAGATAAAATTATTAACCAGTGCATATTATACCTTCTTTTTTAATTTATTAAGTGCCTTCACATAGTTTGGCATTCCATGGTCTACTATACCATCAAAGAATTTAAATCTTTTCCATGAGTTAAATATCCCGTGAAACATATCGCGCCAAGTTGGTTTAGCTTGGAGGTCGCCTAATCTATTAAAGTAAATCATTTCACCGTGATGTCTGAATCCTAACCATGCAGGTGGGATACGACATACGATATCGTTATTATTCATAAACCTGTAATGTTTTACTTTAATGTTCTTTACAAATTTTGGACCACCAACTCTTGGTGAACCGAATGTGAATAGTTCTTCTGTGCCGGCATATCGAGTGGAGGCGATTGTTGCCATTGCTGCACCTAATGAATGTCCTGTGAACCAAACATCTTTTCTAACCTTTAATTGGTCGTTATGTTCAATTTCAGCTAATACATCCATCCATAAATCGTTAACTTCTTTTTGAAATCCGCCGTGTACTTTACCACCAGCTTTTGCTGTGTTTTTAATAACATTTAAGTCTGCCATTACATCATTTAATTTAGAAGGTTCTGTTCCTCTGAAAGCAAACCATAAATCATTTCTATCTTTTGCTACTAATACTTCAGCTCCATCTTTAGAAATTAATTTCGCCCATGGAAATCCTAATTTCTTTGCAGCTGCTTCTGCCTTATCTGGTTTCATATACGCTATTGCAGAAAGTTTAGCTGCATAAGCTGCTCTTTCCCAATGGTGTAAATCTTTCATTCTACTCGTTGCCATCTTTTTTCTCCACTTTAATTTCAATTGCTCCAGCATCTTTATCATTTATTGTTACATTCCTATAATAAACTATCACTTCGCCTAACTGGTTTATGTATCTTTTTATCTCTTGCGTATTATAAGACATATTCTCATAATCCGCTACCGTCATAGCTACGAATACTATATCGCCACCATGCTTCTTTTTAATATCATCGATAAACCTATCTAGATATGTATATCCCTCTGGATATAAATCTTCTCTACCTAATTTACAATTAGGCTTTTTCGTTTCTGGGTCTTTAAGACAATTTTCAATTATCTTTGTATCAGAAACGACATACCATTTTGGCTCTTTTAAATCCAAGGGCCTTGGTAAAACTGGTTGTACTATATCAAGCTTTATTGGAACTGTTTTTACTTCGACTTCTCTTGGTCCAAGTATGGAACAGCCACTAATCGTTAAGGCTAGAAATGCGATTACTATCTGCTTCAATTGCATCAAATGCCTCCTTTGTTCTATCATTAGCACGTTTTTCAATCATGCCTGGTTTTGCACTCGCCAACTTAGCAATATTATGTCTTCTAAATATATCCAAATACTCAGTCATTTCTGCTTCGTATTGTTGATTTTGTACTTGTAAATTTTTTAAATTTTTTGCGGTAGATTCTAGATTTTGCTGAATAGCTTGAATCGTTCTCTCTTGTTCTTCGAACTTAACCTCATACGCTAGGTTGAGCTTATTAAGTTCTGCATTTTGATTCCAAAGAATGTAACTTCCTAAACCCATAACAACAATAATTCCAATCAATATTTTACTCATATTATTACTCTTTCGTCTTTATAGTTTCCGCATTCTTTTGAGCTTGTACCAACTTCTGTTTATTTTCTTTAGCTGTTCTTCTTGCAAGCATTCTTTCTACGAATTTACGACCTTCTTTAGTTCTACCGTCATATATTCTTTTTTCTTGCTTCTTTTTCTTTTTATCGAAAACAACATCTGCTGGCATTGAAACGCCACCAGCACCTACTGAGTTGGCTGCCATTTCCCATACTTCTTTAAATGATTTCATCTAGTTATTTCCCCGCTATTAATATATATACTTTGGTTCGTTTTAAGATGTTTTACTTCGAAAATATCTGTACCAAATATACTGCCGACTGGTGATATTGCTTCTTTTACTTCTACAATATCTTTAGCTCTAGCAATAGGTTCTCCTGTATTTAATGATATAACATCTTCCTTTAAGGTATATTTACCTGGATTAATTTTACCATCCTTTTGGAACCATTGCTCATTCACTGTATCTACTTCCCAATCTTCTAAAACTTTATTAAGAACATCTTCCATTTCGCTTTCGGTCATTCCACTATGTTCTTTTACTAAAAATAAAGCCGTTGCATATGATGCAAGTTTTGTTTTACCTATAGGTAACTTATTTAATAATCTTTTTAGATTAAATACTAACCTATGAAAAATTGTATATGAACTTTTTTCTACAGGATTTTTTAAAGTACTAGCTTTTCGCAATACTTTACCATTATTGTCAATAATGCCGTATTTAAATGCATCCATATCATCCCAAGACTTTGTTAATAATCTTAGGAATCTAAGTGCATAAAATATATCTCCAGCTCTTGATATTAATCCCATTATAGTTTCCTTAGTACCTCAACAATGTAAGGGTCCATAGCAATTTCTACTCTATCGTCTTCAGGTAAATAATGCAAGTAGACTAAAAATGGTTTTATATAAGTCCAGTGTTCTGCCCTCACTTTATACCATAACATCTTGCTAGCAGCATCTATACCGAAAACATTAAAAATCACAATTAAGTGATTTAATATTAATCGTTCTTGTAAATCGCCATGAGCTTCATATCTGCTCAGTAATCGTTTAATATACTTAAAGCGATTTACATCTTCTTTAAATTCTTCAACATCTATACATTCTGGATTATTATAATTCGCAGATGCATAGAGCTTAAAGTTTTTTCTATTCAGCTTATCAAATACTTTCATCATATAGTTATTTATAACCTTTCGGCTATACTATTTGTTAAGGAATACTTCTACCTTTGACTTATATTTTTTAGCAATCTGTTGTACTTTTCTATCTTTAGCAAATTTATCTAAAGATGCTTTTTTACCATAGAATTCTAAAGATGCTGGTCCTGAAGAACCTCCATCAAAGCTAGATACATGCATTCCCTTGATTTTACTAATCAGTTTATCCATATATTCCATTTCAGATTTGTCGAATCCAAAGTTATCATCGAATTTATTATTAGTATTACCTTTTTTTACTTCAATGTATGCTCTGGCTTCAAAACCTTTACGATTTCTATCGTCAAAGTTTTTCATGTCTCTGACATCTTCGTTTACTTTAATTTCTTGTCTTAATTGAAAAAAATCTTTCATTAGTCGCTTTCTCCTTCGCCTGCATCATAGTTTTTATCGACGTAATCAAAGAATTCTTTTCTTTTCTCTTTATCGAGTTCTGCCGGTGACGCTACACCAAATTTCTTTAAAGCCTTTTTAAAGAAGTCTTGGTATCTCTTTTGTTTATCTGATAATTCATCTACTTCTACTTCAGGTGCAGTTTCTGCAACTTTAGCTTCAAATAGTTCTGGAAAGATATCTGCGATATCGTCCATATCCATACCGTATGTATCGTTATCTGATAACATAGCTACAATATTTTTCTTTTCTCCGGTAACGTCAGCTGTTCCACGACCTTTTAGTTTAATTTTAACTTTGAATTTTTTTTCTGCTGCCTTAGCATCAGCATTACTTCCAATCCAATCTATGTCAGCTTTTTCCTTACCCTTACCAGGCTTTTTTGCTTCGTCTAAAGTGATAGTTACTTCCTCCACTTCTTCTTTAACATCAGAGCCGTCTACTGTTTTACCAGATTTTTTGACCTTATGTTTACCTTTAAAGTCTTTTTCACCAGTCTGTGGACCATTTTTTCCGTCTGGAGCTTTTGGCTCTTCAGGTGATTCATTTTTTGGTTTATCATGACCCCAACCCATTTTCTGGTATTTTTCGTGTTCAGCCTTATCTTTGACTTCAACGCCTTCACCATTTTTTGGATTATACATCATGTGAGGATATTTAACTTCCTCTTTCTTTACTTTACCCTCAAGTACATCACTTACTGTAGCAGCAATGCTTTGAGTTTCTTTATCATGCAATTTTGCCATTTTTAAATTCTCCTATTAATGCATAAAAAGCATTCCTGTAATCCCAGTGGCTGCCGCCGCAATGACTACCCAGAATATTTTGTTAATTACTGAGACTGTGCTAGCATTACTTCTAACTAAGTCTTCTAACCTATCAACTCTATTTATAAGAGCTAGGATTTGTTCTCCTTGTTGTTTACCAAAATCGGTCAACGTGGTGATTTTTTCCTCAGCTCGAGCTAAGGCTACAATCGCATCTTGCATTATATCAATTTTCTTTTCGATTCTATCTAATCGATTAGCTTGTTCAGTTCGTTGCTCTGCTGCCGTTGCCATATAAATAAACCCTACATTTTAATGGGGTAACCCCCTTTATTAATCTATGATATTCGAATTTTTTAATATCAAATACCATTCCTTTCTTTAACAACCATGGGAGACAATTTTCTATTTGAAATTGCCATCCTTCACCTTCCAGAACTTCGATTTCTCTATCTTCAAAATCACGATGCCAAACATATTCAGCATCATCACTTTGTAGGTCAAAGGTTCTTATATCACCTTCTTCCCAATATGGTTTTTTACCAAAAATAGTTTCCACCGCCTTTTAGCCCTAAATCCTTTGCATACTTTGGTAATCTACATGACCAGTATCCTGGTGATAGCTTATCCGTTTTAGTATCGCAGTTATGACGAGATGCGAAATTTCTTGCCGCGTCTCTATCGTTTATTTTAGAGGTTAACCCTCCTTTTTCGTCGCCAAAATTAATTTTCTTTACGTTTCCTGTTTTAGGATTTTTAACATATACAACATATTTCTTTGGTCCTGAGCTTCTGCTTGGTTTATTTAACTCTGGCTCTGGTCCCTCAATCATAGGTTGTTCTAAAGGAACTGTTAATCCCTCATAGATTCCAAATCTTTCTTCGATGTAATTTAAAAATTTATCCACCGAACTCGTGTCCTGCTACTCTTTTCATTTGTTTTACAAATTCTTTATAATCGGGTTTCTTTTTATATAGCTTAATGGTAACTTCTTCTCTATCCTTACCTTTAATTCTCCAATTATAACCATCTTCTTTATGGTCAGGTTTTGTTGTTTTTACAACTCTTCTTTTAAATCCATCTTCCCAAGATTCACCTTTGTTCTTACCTTCATTAGGTAAATCTTCTTCAGTTGCCATTGCATAAAAAGCTTTAAATCCGATATATGGTCTACTACCCATCATATTTTGGCACTCCAAACTCTTTTTTCCCAATTGCTATCTTTGGCTTTCTTTTGATTTTGGCCGTATTCTTTTTTCAGGTCTGCTATAGCTTTTGAGCTTCCAATAACTTGAATTTCTTCACGACTAATTTTAACAACTTTTAATTCTTTATGTTTCTTAGCAATTTTATCGATGATTTTTTCACCGCCTTTTGTATTGTATAAATCAATATGCGCTTTCGCCCAATCGCCTTTTGCTGAGCCACCTTTATCGAAATCAGGGCTCCAACCCTTATCGTAATACTTTGCTTTTTGTATAGCCTTTTTTGCTTTTTCGACTGACTCTACTGTAAATACTTTAAATGTTTTCATTACTTTTTCTTTAAATCGTATCTGAACGATTTTTCCTTGGATTGACCCTTTTTAGTTATACCAAACCCAGCCATTGAAGCAAGTTGCTGAAGCATTGGCCAGTTTTTCTCTCTATTCTTTTGCCTATTGTTTTTCATCATTTTATCTTTGATATCTTTGAATAGTGTAGATGCCATATCAAGGTCGTTCATTACCAAAGGTGCTTCTTCTACTTCTTCTTTAGGAACACAATTAGGAACCTTTTTGCCGTTCTTCATCTTTGTACCAACTTGTACATAGCCGTCCCAGCATGGTCCTTTATTTTCTCTAAATTCCTTAAAGTCTTTCAATTTAATCTCTATCCATGTCTATAGTACCGTCCCATTTACCTCTTTCGATACCACCCATGTATGCAAATAGTGCCCATTCACATTCTACTAGAGCTTGATAAATTGCATTTGGATTTCCGTCTTTACTAGTTCCACCCGTTTCTGCAGTGTATTGCATATCATCTTGCATCTTTGCGAGTTTATGAAGTGCTTTTTGCATGTTCTTTAAACTTTTAATTTCTTTCTTTCTATCGAACTCTTTACCTTCAAACTTAGTTTGTTTGTACATAGGCATTCTTGCTTCTTCAATAGTAGCTTCTTCAATATTTTGCATTAACCAATCGTCAAATTCTTCTGGGTCATCAGTTTTAATTTCACCATTTTTAATAGCAAACATTTGAAGTGCCTTCTCTACGTTTTTTGGCAAGTCTTTATTTCTTTTATTATAGTTATCAATGTCTCTTTTAAACTTCTTTTTTAATCTATCGAGCGACATTACTTCTTCAATTGTTTCTGCATCTTCTTTAACCATTTTATCTACGGTCATGCCACTTTTAAATTTTCCACCTGACATTGCTTTAGGATACATTTTAGCAATTAGGTCGTTATAACCTACGAGGACGTTTAATATATCAGCTTGTATTTCTTTTGTTGAAATACCTTTAATTACTTTCTTAACTGCACCGAGGTTACCTTGAGCAAGAGCTCTAGATACTGCCTGATAGTCTTTCTTATCTTGACCGCTTTCTTTATTAGAAAGCCTTGCTATATTCTTAGTAGCAAGAGTTAAGTCTTGATTATAATTTTCTGATAGGTCGTTTCTGAGTTGTTTAAAATTTTTCATTATGACATTGCCTGTAATGCAAGTGAATTAGATTTCGCAATGATTTTTTTATCATCAGCTTTAACTCTAACTGTATAGTGTCCACCTGCCTGTTTTTCACTATCAATAACAGTTAGTCCTTTTACCTTTAATGCTTTTACCATATATCTGTTTAAATCAGCTTTATCAAAGAAAGCGTATGAAAAGTTTAATTCGTTTAATACTTCTTCATCTACCATATCTTTCATTTGTTTAAGAAAATCAGCTTTTGCTTTTGCATCGTTTTTAGCATTTAATTTTTCAACAGCCTTTTTAATCATTTCAAGTCTTTTCTTCTTGTCAGCTGGTGACATACCTTCTTCAACAGATTCATCAAAATTAACATTGAGTCTTTTTGAATGTTTCTTTAATAAGTCTTTGACTTTCATATTTTTGTTTTTTGGATTTGCAAATTCATCTGCTAATTCATCGTCTGACAATATGTCGTAATCCAATTTATCATCAAAGTCTTGACCCTCTTTAGAACCTACTTTCTTATTACCAATTTTCTTTAACAATACTTTCAGTTGTGCTTGTGCTTTTGCTCTTTCCTTTGGGTCTCTATCTTTAATACCAATAGCCATTGTTCCTTCTTCAACAGATTCATTGGCCATTCTTAAAGCATCTTTTACGATAGGGTCATCGCCCAATCCGCGCTTCATGTTTTCGATTTTTTTATATGCACCGGTCATATTCCCAGCCATATCTATAGCGATTTTTACAGCAGCTGATACCAAAGACGCTGGATATTTGCTTCTATATTTTTCTCTTAATTCTTTAAAATTCATTTTTTATCCTCTTACTTGTTTTGCAAGGTCAGCATCTGCTTTACCCCATGTTCCACTTGATTTTGTTACGAAGGAATTAACTCTTGCTAATCCCCATTGGATTGGAGTAGTCCCTGGTTTATGGCCAGTTCTCCATGCTGCAACTCCTCTATCAAAAACTTTCTTTAATATAGCATAAGGCATTCCTGATTTGTCTGCCTTTTTCTGTAGAGCCTTTTTAGCACTACCTTTATCTTCAATCATATAATCTTCAAATGTAAAATGTTCTCCGTACATTTGTTTATATTTCTTCGTATGTTTAGACGGCTTTGTTTTAGCGTCCTTATCGCCAGGAGCTGGTTTATAAGCTGCTGGGTTATCATCGTCCATTTTAGACTGCTTGGCAAATTGTGCATGTCTCTTTTTATTTGTGGACTTTGCTAAACCTTTATAATAATCTGATTTTTTAATCTTATCCTTTACAGTCATTTTTTCTTTTTCGTCTTTTACGATTTTTGCAAAGGGTGTAGCATCTAAATATGATTTAGTTAATTTATCGGTTCCTAATTCACCTGCCATAGATTCTACTGATTCTAACCAAACTCTTTTTCTACCTTCTTTTAAAGATACTAATAAGTAATTACTACCTTTATGTAAGATAATACCTTGTTCTTTTGTTTCTTTAATTCTTACTGGTTCGCCTTCATTAAAGATATTACCTTCAACATATTCTTCTCTTGTTTCAGATACTGTAGGTAATTCAATATGTCGCCTTACAGATTCTTTCTTTAATCCCATACCTTTTCTGATAGCAAGGTATAAATCATTTACAACTTGTGTATTTGCTGATGGAATACCTTTTGAAAAATTAGTTACATCGCCTTGAGAAGCAAATAATCTTAATTTTGAAGCTGACATTCCACTTACGCCTTCTGCATCTGGGTCTCTTTCCCCAGCAGATAAGACTTTAATTACACCTTCAAATTGGTAAAAGCCATGTCGAGAAGATACTCCATTATATTTATTTAATAGTGTTTCAAACTCTTTAATTCTATCTGAGCCAGCAACCATGGATACTTTTGTAAATCCTTGGTCGTATAATTTAACAGCAATGTCTAAAACTGTTCTGACATCAGCATCTGCCATAATTGCTCTTCCGTGTTTAGGGAAAAGCTTACGCATAAACTTAACTTTATCTTTAAATGTTAGTGGATTCTTTTTTGGGTCTTGAGATTTTGAAGCGTATATGCGATATGCACCGCCTCTAGACAATTTTTTCAAAGTGTCAAATAACTTTTCATGTCCTATAGTAGGTGGATTAAACCTACCAAAAACAAATGTTACTTCTTTTGTGGATTCAACGATATAATCGCTAAAACTTTTTATTTCCATTATCCTCGGTTCCCATTTAGTTAGGATTATCCCAACCTTTTATAATATCTTTGCTGAAATTATTAGCAGAAAATTCTAATCTATCTACTAATTTAACAGCTCCACCTTCCATTCTATCTATAGCAACAAAACCTTCGGGGTTGGTTACTTTAAATCCGGATGTCGTTTTAACAAACGTTCCTATCTTTGAAAGTTTGTTTAGTTTATTTATAAGAATTAATTTGCTATCTACCACTAAATTTTGTAAATCAAATATCATCTGTAACTGTTTAAGGTTACTTTTGTCAAAGAAATTTACTAATTCGTCCCGTTTCTTAATTTGTACATCTTTACCTTTTTGTGAACTTCGCTTATCAATTTCTTTGGCATATCTGTCTCTTACAAACATAATTAAACCAGTAGCATGTTTTTTAGTATCTTTAATTCTTTGGCCCTGTCTGACCATACGGTTATTATATACATTAATGATTAAATTTAATTCTTTATTTGATTCTATTTCTTTTAATACATTACCTTGAATTTTTTGGAACATTTTTCCAGCAGCTGAGAGTTTAGTTGATAATACCTTTGTGTCGTTTGCTGTTAATGTTGCTGTGCCTGAAAGGTCTGGTAATACAGCATCAACCATCCAAACATCCTTTGATTTTTTAAGTTTTGGTACAATTTCTTTTCCAAACTCAGCACTCATTGTTTCAAATGTTGCTCCTGAATAAGTTGTGTGCCACACGATTCCAATCTTTGCTGCCATGATGCTTTTAGCGACATCATTGTTAGTAGGTACAGCGTAAACAATAGTATTAGGGTGGAAAGTGATATGCGGAATTCCATTAATTGTTTCCTTCTTTAAGTCTTTTCGTTCAAACATAAAGTCACCTTGGATAACCCCTGTGATTCCTAATCCTTTTAAGTTATCAAATGCTAATATAAGTTTCTTCTGTAAATCACCAGATGTATCTTCTTTGATATCATCATGATTCTTATAGATTTTAGGATTCTTATTAAAGATTCCTTTTTTAGCAACAAAGAACTGGCCATCTGATGGGTCAATTCCTGCGAATACGGCGGGAGCCCCGTCCCATTTAACAGTAACATCTACAGGTGATTTCGTGCTACCTGCTAACATATCCCTCAGTGACCTAAGCGCTTGGATAGCTTGGCGGGCTCCCTTGACTCCTCCGTCAAGGATTAAATCTTCTATGTGAGTCATGTGTGTATTTTTTGACTCAGCTAGATAATTTGTAAATTTCTTCATACTTTACCTTTTTTATGTTTTATATCAAAGTATTTATTATACATACTTTCGAATAATTGTACAGGTTCTTTTGGAAATATTTTGTTCCAAGTTTTCTGTGATAACTCTTTGTCTTCTGTATATAAATCTTCCATATAAATTGTTAAAAACGATTTTGATAATTCATATGCTATAATTTCAGCATCTATAAAATCGTCAATCTCATTAGTTAAATTATTACTGTTTAATGTTATTGGCTTCTGTTTATATTCACCTTCCCATGTATCATGTTTATGTGCATGTAAAGCAGAATATAATCTTTCACCTTTGTTTTTTCTTCTAATTAATATAGTTTTATCAAAGTTTAAAGCAAATCCTGTAAAAAAATCGGTTGCTTCGCCATCTTCTGGACTCCAACTTTCAGGTATATGAAACTTATTAACTATACATTTTACAACTATGTTTCTTCTCATAAAATCGGTTTTTACACCTAAATCATAGTTATATGGTTCACTTACCTTTTGATATGGTTCAGCCATATTTTGGCTTTCTAATCTTTCATGTATTGCATGAAGTAATTGTGTAGAGCCATCACGACCCGAAGCCAATATCAAATATTTCATTATTTACCAGCTTTCACATAGACAGCACTTTCGGCTCCTTTCGAGCCAGCATAGTTTACAAATTGTGTAACTAATGCGTTTGCTGTTCTACCGCCTGATTTATCAATGTAATAACAAAGATAATTCAGTGCTAATTTTGCTGATATCCAAGTCCAATCTTTTTGCTTAAGTTCTTCTTTAAATTCTTCGTACGATGTATTATTATAAAAGTGATTAAATAATGTATAATAAACTTTTATATCTCGTTCTTTACCATCTGCAATATTTTTGGCCATTTTTCTAATACCCGATGCATGGTCTGGTAATTTCTTTCTTGTTTCTCTTTGTACATAATCCTGCATTGGTCCCCAAGATATTCCACCGCCTCTTGCGTTTTTACCTTTAATTTCTGCTTTAATAGTTCCACCTGCAGTATTATCTTTTACTGTAAGGATTCCAGTATCAAATATTATTTGTCCACCTTTAGCTGACCAATAAGTTCCTCTACCGGATTCTAATTTACAACCCATATATTTGTGTAAATCAATATCAGGTGGTACTTGATTATTATATTCTTTTAATGGAGGTGGATATTTTACTTCTGGTCCTTTTAATGAAATACCTACTAATCTTCTATTTGCAAATTCTTTTAAAATAGATTTATTATAAGAAGTAATGTTAGAAATATCTAATTCTTTTTTATGATTAAATCCATCTACCACTGCCCATATATCTCCAGGATTCCATTTATCATCTTTTAATGGTTTATATCCTGTGTTTTTATATGCAAGGTCTTTTCCAACATAAACTTTACTCATACCTTGAGTACCACGATAAAGTTTCATTCCTTTATTTACATAACCTTTTTCAATTAAAAGCTTAGAAATATTATAAGAGGATTGAAACCATGGACCTTCAAGTGCTAACATTTTATCTAATTTTTCGTCAACATCAATT